TGTGCCTGTAATTCATCCACCAGATCACATATCTCTTGCATTCTTTCCCGCCGCGCGTCGTTGCGGCTGGTCTTGTTTCGCATCTCGAGCGCGAGTTTCTTGATCTGGCGGATGTGGTTGATCATACTCTTATTCTCATTCAGGTATGTGCTTTGCTGTATACACAATATCACACCATGCCAGTGCCGGCTCATCATCGAGTGCTGTACCCACCGGAGTTACCGCTGACAATTCCATACTGATTATATCATGCGGGACAAATGATCCGTTTGGAATTGTTATATCTCCAGTCTGATATATGATCTGTGTTGCCGATACTGCGCCAACGTAGGTATCCTCTATGGAATCTGTTGCTTCTCCTGCATTACAGTTTTCATCCGTCCCATTGAGAACAAGATATTTTAATTGCCACTTTACACATTTCCCGCTTTGGTCGCTGTTTGTTGTTGATTTAGTCCAGTGGAAATGTATCGTTATATCTCCATCGGCATAATCTGTCTCAATTGCCTGCTTAAAATACGCCTTGTCGGTATTGAGCGTGAATTTCAGCGCGTGGGTGATCCCGCATTCGATGACGATTGGCGGATTGGTTGCGTTCTTCCCGAGTTTTGATACCGGGATCCGCACGATCTTTGTGTATGTCGATGCGCTTTGCATCTTCAGCGCAGCCCGCAGGATAGCTATTGCGCCTTCGATGCGCCATGGCGATGATCGCTTGATCTGTCCTTCATCCATGATTGCACCTCAGTGGAAGTATGACACCATCAGTTTTCCTGATGTGCTGCCGGTTCTGATTGCAGTGAATCCCGCGATCTGCGCTGCGGAGTTAAGAATGATCTGGTCGCCGACCTCGACCAGATGTCCTGCGCTGGTCGTTGGATCCGTGCCGTCACACCAGTACCTGATCGATGCTGTTTCGAGCGTCATCTCTGCTCTGGTTGCATCGAGATATGTGCCGGCTGTTAGTCCAACGGCTGTGTCGGCTACGGTGAGGATTTCGTGGTCGAATGGTGTGAGCCCACTAATGGTTACTTTATTATATACCATCTTTTCAACCTCGTATAATTATAAAAATGGTGATGGGCTCAGATACCCATCGCCAATACTCTCACTGATGTCAGTGCGCTCAAGTCCCTGCCGTTCGCAACCTCTCCGATGCGTGGCTGCATCGAAAGCGGATCGAGAACAATCCACGGAATTGCTAGCGTCACGAACGCGTTTGAGTTCAGCGTATCCAGATGGTTCTTTGCCGGATCCCATGTCGCAACTCCGGGTGCAGCCGTGCCGCTCATGTCATGCGTCCATGTTGCTGCCTCATTACCTGCACTAGTCTCTTCACCCACGACCTGAGTACCAAGCCCCGGAACTACCAGCGCCCGATAATTGCCTGTGCCGTTGAAGTCATACGCTTCGGTTGTAAGCGCAGTATCGCCGTCGCCGATTGCAGCCCCCGCAGGGAATGACGCATACTTGAGATAGGTCACCTTCAGGGTGTTGCCTTCATCGTCCGCGTGTGCGTCCAGCTCCGTGTCGCCTGAAGCATCGATGTCGATTACTGCCGTGTGTGTTGCAGATGGTGCTTCACCAACTGGTTCGAGAGCGTCGATTATGCTATCAGTATCGTCCCACACATACTGCACCGCGATCGCACGGTTTGCCAGAGCCACTTTCGCTGCTGCTGCCGTGATCTCCTCGTCCACAACAAGGGTTGCCGCTACTAACGGACCGCTTGTCTGTTGCGGGATGTACGTCACTTTCGCGACCGTCACAAGATCACCCGCTAAGAACGCCAGTGCTCCGGTTGTGAAGTTTACCGCTACCTGCTTCGTGAGTGGTGTCTCCCCCGTCGGAATGACGTTGTAAGCTCCTGCGTGGGTTGCTGTAGTTGCCTGCACCGCTACGATGTAGAGCGGCTTATATGCAAGCTGCCCGGCATGTGAAGCGACTGTGACCACTTCCTCCTCGACCAATATTGGAACTGTATCAAGGACTTTCAGCTTCTCATTCGTCTCGTCGTACTCGAATGAGTATCCGCCCTGTGGAGATGGGGTGACCATATCGGCACGACTGAGCCCCATATCTCCAGGACTGAAAGCCTCGCCCCCCAGTGGATAGCTACTATCGAAATCGACTGAAAGATGACGAATGCGCTGATTGCCGAATGTCGATCTTCGGTCTATTGTAGTTGTTAAGCTCATTATAGCCTCCTAAATGAATATTTCGCTTTTCGGAGTGTTTGCCGGATATTTGCGAGATGGCACAGTACCAGTCTTTTTGCCTTTTCGTGGCTTTTTGACTTTAGACGTTTCAACTGGCTTGTTAGCTGGAAAGGTTTTCTCTCTCACAACCTCTTTAGCCAGCTTCGGTTCAACCCGGAAAGGTGATCCACGCGCTTCTTTCTCGCGATAGAACGCTACATCCTCATCAAGAATCTTGCACGGTTGCTTCCGAAACATGGTATATCGCCGTCCGCTTGGAGCCGGATGGGAGAGTGCCCCATCCGATCCAATATATGTTACTGTTGCCATATCGCTACCCTCCTTAATCACTTCAGATCGCGTATCTTCCCCTGTGCAAGGAAATTGAAACACACGACTTCAAGCATCGTCCGGTACATTCCCTCATCCCCGAGCTTGTTGATTCCGAATGGATCTCCCTTGGACATTCCTGTCTCGAAATACTGCGTTGGCTTTGCGACCTTGATCTTCAGATAGTCAGTATTGACAAAGTACACCCGGCTGATCGTATCGACAGGAACGTCTTGACTTGTGATGATTGGAATACCTCTGTACGATGCGACATTCATCCCGGTGTCGACCCCCTCAGTCTTGACGCCGTTCACGGAGATTCCGCCAGCACCGACAGTCACATCGACATATCGCTGCATGGTCATCTGTTCCTGCACAATCCGCTCAAGGGTATCCTCACCGGTGATTATCAGGTTTGGTCGTTCTCCCGAATTGGTCTTGATGGTGCGGATAGCCGTGTCGAGCATATCCATCGTAAACGTCCGGTCCGTCCCGGAATTGTGCGAAACATACGAATCATAAGTGGTGCCCGCGTCTCTATCTACAGTTGTGCCCCAGGGATCAAACCACTGGTCGTTTGCGCCGCCGAATGCATCCTCTTCTGAGTCGTTTGATATGATCCGGTCAAGAGTTTCAGGATTTGTTGGTGCAGTGTCATATCGATCTACACCGCCTGCCGCCGCCGCCTCTGCGCTTGCGTCCGCCATGAGCATCTTATTCAGATGTTCTGGGTGCTCCTTCGCAAAGTATTCCCTGAGCGCACCCATCGTATCGCCAAGTGTGTCGTCCTGTCCGTTCTCACCCAGGAACTGATCTACTTCGGACGCACTGAATGGGTGTGCAACGGATCGCGGCGTGGCCTTTAGCAACGTCCATGTGGGCTTGGTTGTGTCTGGAATGGTGCCGTTCTCTGCAACTCCGCCCGTGCCTTTTGTGGTGCTGCGAGCCGTGATGACTCTCCACCCACTTTGGTTCCAGGGGATCTTCTCAAGAGCAGAAAAGACATTAATCTCCTGATTGAGCTGTACCCATGCCTTTGCGCCGTAAATCGGATTGTATACTCCGGTTGTGGTCGAGAGCACCGGTGCATCGATCTTCGTCAGGACTCTTTGCATCTGTGGATCGATATAATACATGTTCTCGAGATCAGCAATCGTCTTGATATATCCGCGCATCTACGCCACCTCCACGTTGTTTAGTTCCTCGAATGACATCTTCCCAATCTGATCAAGCGTCATCGCCTTCGGTGCGTCATCCTTGATCAACGGCTTTCCACCTGCCATCGGCGGACGTTCCGCAGCGACAAAGCCTGCCTTCTGGAGTGCCTTTTCAAGCGCTACCGGAACCGTCTTCTCAAGTGCCGCTGCAACAGTCTTCTCGATTGTAGCCGCCTCGATCTTTGGAGAGTCGGTCTTCTCGATCTCCTCTTCCGGCTCTGGTGCCGGTGCAGGCTCTTCTCCTTCTCCGACAGGAGCAACGATCTTCTCGACAGTATCCATCCTTGAGGACAGACTCTGGAGCAGGTCAATTACCGCTTCGAGCTTGGTCTCAATATCATTACCAGCAGCCTCTTCAGGAGGTGCCAGATCATCTTGTTTCTTCACGGTGTCATCCCCTTCTTCGGCAGACGGGGTTTCCTCCGTGGTTTTCTCTTCTTTATCTGTGTCTGCCATGTTTACCTCATTTTTTGTCAAAAGCCCGTCTTCGGGCGTGACTGTAATATCTGATTTGGCGAGTTCGTTTACCGCCATGATTATCGCTTCTTTGTTCGCGGGTTTCTCGACCGCCGAACCTTCCCAAAGCTCAATGCCGCTGATCTGCACGTAACATCCTTCTTTCCCACACACTACGTTTTGTTTTCCAGGGAGTGCCATGCCGCCTATCGACATTCCGCCATACTTCCCGTTCTGGATGTTGTCCCACATCGCATCATCGATACTGAAATCATCATAGACCTGCCAGCCAACAACAACCTCCGCGCCCATATCACCATCCCACATCCAGTGACGTAGGGGCTTTCCCACAACCTTGTTTGTGTGTGTGTCGATCAGGACACCACGCTTCATGAAGATTGGCATCACCTTCTCGAACGCATCCGGGCTTATCCGGTCGTTCTGATTATCCGTGACGTCAACACTCAATTTGCCGAGAAACAGCCGCTTATCCTCTCCGTACTCGGCTTTAAGTTCGTTTAAGAGATCATCAGCGGATTTTTCCAACTCTGCCTTAAGTTTGCCACATACTTTTTTTGCCGTTTCCTCATCGTATCCTTGCTTATCCATCATTCCCTTTACACAAGCATCGAAGTCTTTGTACCCGGCGAGTGGCATGATTGTATTGTAGTTTGCCAGATATATAAAGAGTGGTGATTTAAAGTAATGTGGAAAGGTTTATAACGGTGCGCTGTAATGTACTGGAATATGTCAGAACTGAAGCAACTCTCAATCAAACTACCGCCGACCACATACACCGCGCTGGAAGCGGAATCCAAAAAACGAGAAGGACTGATGCCAGCTCCGACACGAACAGCAAGGCAGTTAATTATGGAGCGGCTAAAGCAGATCGAGAACGGAGAGTAAGATGAAACCAATACACCTATTCCTGATATTCGCGCTGGTCATATCATGCGGATGCGTCGGCACAAAACCATCACACGACTTCGCTGTCGACGAGACCCGGAAGTTCGAGTTCACGCATGACAAGCTGGATTACAGTGGAAACATCAGGTGGGACGGTGAACATTTCGATATTGCCGCAATTGGAACCGGATATAAAGACGGCATATTCGTCGTAATAAACATATACGGAATCGATAATGACACCATGATCCAGATAAGTGGACCGGGATCATCATCTTATGTTGAACAGCATATCGACTTCAGCCGCACGGAAATGATGCACAAGATGGTTAATAATCCGGTGTGACCTTATGAATGCAATCGTGCGAAGTAAAATGGGGGGACTCACCCCTTCCAATTTTACTTATAAAAATATAAAGTCTGGTTTATAGTTGCTTTCATCCACAGGCACAACAGCATCGTCCTGTGGCTCGATTATGAAGATATGGTCTATAGTATCGAGCATCAGATTGAAAGCATGGTAACCACCCGGTGCATATCCTTCGCAATACATGACTGTGAGCGTTGTTTTGAGGGAGCGTGCAATATGGCGGATCTCGCATTGAAGATCATCAGCGAAATTATCACAATCGTACCAGTCCTCGTGATACTGTCGTTCGCTGATACTGTCATTCTGAATCCAGCGATTGAACTCTTGCAGATTTAGTGTGCTGTATTCCTTGCGGTCCCTGATGTGAATGTTCGCATTCGGAAACTGCTTCCGCAACACCAGTCCCAAGTGCTTTCCTGCCCGATGCCGCAATACCGTGAACGGGTGTGGCTCTGGCTCTGTCGGACATAGCTGCTTGCAGAGAACACGCCGGATAGTGTTAATCATCGTCATTCACCTCTGCTTTTGGCTTCTTAAAGTAATACGCGATCACAGCACCTGCCATAAGCGTCAGGAATGCCGGAACCTCTCCGGACATGTACGTAACGTATACACCGCATCCGGTAGCCGCTCCGACAACGGAGAGGGCGATTATCTCATCTGTGATTTTTTCGATCATGATTATCCTTGTATTTTATGCAGTAGGCACATATACTTATCGGATCTCGCTGATGCTGACTTGAACCTCATCCTTCACGAACTCTTTGCACCTAACTAATGACTCATTGACCGCGGGTCTCAAATATGGATGGGGCTCCGTTCCGTGCTTCTGGATGTACTTCGCAATAGCCCATGCCGCCTGTCTGGATGCCTTGCCCTTGCGCTCAATACCTTTCCGCACAACCCATCTCTCGATCACATCGACGGGTGGCATCTTCTCTGACGGATCTCTGCCATACTCAACAAACCGTGCGTGCAAAGCTCGATAAACGATCTCTTTCCGCAAATGGTCTCTTAAAATCGGCTCTGCGGACTTTTGAAGCGTTCCTTCGTCCTTACTTACTAATTGCTGACTGCGCATAAAAATGAAATCAATGAGAGCATCCAGCCCCTTATCCGTGCCCTCCTCGATCTTTTTGGCAGCTGCGAGGATGTTATTGGTCTTGCTGATGGTTGCTTTTAGCATGGTTATCCTTCATGGTGTCGCAACAGGACATTACTTTACCGATGTCAAGACGGTATTCATCCCATTTATGAATTGTGCTAATACTGATCGACGTTGAAGTTAAATGATTGAACTTTCCGGCTGGCAATAACCAAAGGTGCAAGGGAGTTAAGTCAGCTCGATTATCAAATGCCAGACACAAAAAATAATCAGCTATTTGATTGTGTTTAATATAAAATCTCCAACACCCCAATGACTCACCATGAGTATCCCGGCACGCCGACTTAATATCGATTAGTTTACCCTGATTGCAGATAATATCAAATCCGGGGTTCCCGACCGGCATAACTTCAACGTCCTTAAATACGTTGGATAACACCTGTTCCGCAACATAGATACCCAGAAATGCCGGACAATTTTTGTTTTTAGAAAACGGTTTACATATTTTTAACCTATATTTGCGATCGTTTTCATAATCACATAAACACTGTTTACATTTATAATTATGCCCTCTTTTAGCAGACGGACGCCAATTTTTATCCGTTAATTCAACACCGCATTTATTACAATATCTAATTGACATGATAACCAATACATTAATGTACCTATGAGTTTAAAAGGATTTCTAACGGCAGATGTCTTTTCAAGACATGATAACCACTGCCGTATCTCACTTTTAAGTTATAACTTAAATAACCCGTACCATTGAATGACGACATCCAATATGCGGCAGTAAGTTCCGATATTTCCACCCCTTCGAATTGCCTTTGAGAGATTCCGTTTTTACAATTTCGTGTAAACGTTTGCGAGATACGCCTTTACCTTTGCCTTCTTTTGCTATTTGTTGTTTGATTGCTTTACAAATGGCGGTCGTTCGTGCATCATTTGCTCCTATCCAGTCATAACGGAATTCATCATTTGGATCTCGTTCGGCATATCTCCGATCTCGAAGATTATTGGAGATTGAACTGTGCTCCGTTCGGACTATCGTTCGCGCCTGTGTAAAATCTATATCAGTTTCTTTTTCGATACGACGAGCAATACTATCTACTGTAAACTCTCCTTTTTCTAACTCCTCTTCGATAATCTTTACAGTTTTTATTGTTTCGCCACGAGATGTACCTGAAAAGGTTGGAACATTCTTATGCAAGGTTTCAAGTTTTTTTCTTTCGTCCCTTGCTGTTTTTTCAGGAGATTTTGGTCTCCACTCCAATAAATTGTTTTTTTCAATTGCTGAATTTAATGTTGTCAGAGGTATCTGCAATCCCGTCTGTTGGGTCATCCTAATAATTGAAGCGTTTACTGCTTTAGCGATATCAACCCGTTTCATGATGCCAGCGGCATAAATCATCCGATGTAGCGTCCAGAGAGTCTCCAGGGCGTCCTTCTTCATTGCCTTGCCCAATACCTCAAGCCGTTTCATAAAGGCAGGAGTAAGCTCATAGTCACGCTTCAGGATGTCCATAACCTGTGCCTTTGACATCCGGGGATGGTAGATCATAGTATCTGCGTCATCGGACTTACGCAAGACTTTCCAAAGCTCGGCATCATTGTATCGCAAGTTGTTTCGCGGCATGGATCGCTTAAGTCCTTTCCGGTCGGCTTCTGGTTCATCACATCCACCGCGTCCGGCATTTGCGCCGATCCCTCTACCGCTGCCGTCGTGCTTTGGAGTGCGCAAGATGCGCCAGAGTTCTGTGTTGGATCGAGTCATAATGTATATTCCACGTCCTCATAGACGACTTCACTGATAGTCTCTTCGACTGTCTCCAATGCGTCTGACAAATTGTACTTGGTCTTACCGTTATTCCCGTCCTTATCGATCTTGAGTGCTTTGCCGGATGTTTTGTCGATGACGTATCCTTCTTTCATTTTGTGCTTCGTGACGGTCTTCTCTTGCATCTTCTGCACCCGCTGCACCTTCGGTTCGCCAGTCAGTTCGTCAAGGGTGTACTGGTCTTCCATGACTTTGCGCTTGATCGTGACGGTCTTCTTTGGTGCGTTTGCACAGGACTGGTGCATTGGAATGGTGAGGATGTCGCCGATTTCGTTGTGCCCTATGAGGTATAGCACAAGAATCTCGCCGTCCTCGAATGCTTTGCCACACTTCGGGCAGTGTGTATCAGAGAAGACGAGGTCTGATGAGGCAGCCCATGATGGAGCCACGTTCGATCCGCCCGTCGTTAGTTGGTATCCATCCGTTCCCGGTGCCAGTACTTCAACATCCGTATTCCCATCGTACCATATTCCGCCCCAAGCGAACGAATATGGATTGATCTTCCACACATCTCCGAACCCAGTTCCAGGACTGCACCCATCTACATATTTCGCATCATAAGTGTCGCCCGAGACGCCTGTGCCACCACGAGCAACTGGGAGTGTGCCGGAGGTGATGGTTGCTGCGGACTGGTTATGTGCGCTCGGTGGATACGTACTCGGCTTCCCACTGATCGATGCCCATGCCCACGAACCGGATGTGCACGCGCGTGCAGATGGGTGTGAGTAGTTGTTGAAATTCGCCTCACACCATGCCTTCGTGGCTGCGTCCTGCGCTGCTGCGGGATCGGCGAGAGATTCAATCTTCTTGGAAGACATACACAATCCATGCATTATTCTTAGTCGGGGTGTATCTGTAACTCCAGCAATTTCTAATGCACATACTTGACCAGTCTTTGCCGCGTTCGTTGCATAAAACGAGATATATCCTGGATCTGGTGTATACTGATCTTCCGGAACGAGAGCTATATATGGGCCGTGGCTTCCAGATGCTCCCCCTTGCAAGTGTAATACATGTTCATCATCGTGGCCATAAAGCGTGTGTACTCCAATAATATCCTTATAATTCAAGTTCAGATTGCCACTCATTGCCCGCGAACCACTCGCAAGCAAATACTGTGTGTGGTCATCATCAGTGAGACCGGTGAGGGCACCATGGTCGGTGACGCCGCCGCCACCTGTAGTTTCCACCCACACTGCCGCCGTTAAAGTAGCATCAAGACAGACATATTCCTTATTCGCTGTCGTGTTGAACCATCTTGATTCGACTGCATATCCATCACCTGTGTCATCATTTACCGTTGGGGCTGTGGTGCCTATATTGGACTTGATCACCTCATACGCTCCGGCTCCGGTCTTGCGCATGGACCCGTCACCGCCAGAGAAATCAGAATCCATCACCGCCCCGGCAGCCGCAACATTGGTTGCATCCGTGACGTCAGCGCCCGTTTCAACACCATCCAACTTATCACTATCAGCGTCTGTGAACGCTTGCTCGCCAGTATCAGGATATTTAGTTGCTCTCGGCTCGATTCCATCCAACTTATCACTATCAGCGTCTGTGAACGCTTGCTCGCCAGTATCAGGATACTTGGTCGCCTCTGTCTGTTCGACCGCTATAATTCCGTCACCATCAGGATCATATACGCTCTTTAGCATATCGGCATCGCTGCCTGCCATTGCAAGTACTTCTGCAAGCGTCTTTCCCTGTAAGCGGTTCGAGTCTTTAATCATAATTCAAATTCCATGTCTTCATATACCACTTCTTTTGCGGTCTCCTTGATCTCATTGATAGCGTCTGTCGCCGCGATCTTCCTCTTTCGTTTTCCATCGTCCATTTGCCAGAACTCACCGGTCTTATTATTGAATTCAACCCCGTCTTTCAGTTTGCGCTTCGTGACGGTCTTCTCTTGCATCTTCTGCACCCGCTGCACCTTCGGTTCGCCCGTGTCTTCATCGAAGATGAACTGGTCTTCCATTACTTTGCGGCGGATTGTGACGGTCTTCTTTGGTGCGTTTGCACAGGACTGGTGCATCGGGATTGTGAGGATGTCGCCGATTTCGTTGTGCCCTATGAGGTATAGCACAAGAATCTCGCCGTCCTCGAATGCTTTGCCACACTTCGGACAGTGGGTATCAGAGAAGATGAGATCCGATGAAGCAGCCCAATATGGCTTTGCAGCAGTCACGTCTTGTGTAAGCTGGTACCCACTGACTGATGTCGGAAGACAAATTTGTACACCTGCTGGATCAAAATATAATATACCACCCGAATTTGCCATAGTATTTGGTACTTTATATACATCGTCTTTGGTAGTTCCAGGACTGCACCCATCCACCTTATCAGCATTAACATCTGCAACGCTGCCGCTGCCAGTGACGCCTGTGCCACCTTGTGCAACAGATAAAACACCCTGAACGAACACCCGCCCATCGTGTATTTGATCGTTTGTGATCGTTGTATCATTCGCGGGTACATCCACCACTGCCAGTAGAATATCGCCAGCTGTGATGTCTGGGGGGATGGCGGTTGCGGCAGGTGTGCCGGTAACAACCGCGGGAGTGCCGCCGGATGTGTCATAGATTATCAGGTCTTTACGTGGATTCGTACCATCTGCCGCCGTGATCACAACATTCGTAACGCTGGATTCAGTGTATTCCGTACCATCAACAAAGCAAACCCCAAGTGCAACATCTACACTCATATTTGCGCCCGCTGCTTTCTCGCTCACTGCCAGCCCGCTGATGACACCCCAGTTCTTGCAACCATCGTTTAGGGCATTACCGATAACATGATGCAACGGGTCATTATATGCATAGCTCATTGGTTACTCAGCTCCGTGTCAATTTCTATTCGTAATTCATACGCGCTTGTTTTCGATACTGTTGTGTGTGTCTGTCGGTTCATTAGTGTGCCTCCGGTTGATGCATTAAGTGCCCCGTTCTCGGTGTATGATACGCCATTGCCTTGATCTGCTGAAACCACGCCCTGAAACCGCACACGCTTGTCGGCAGGTTTGCTTCGGCTGTTGATGGCAACCCGGACCGATTCTGTCTCAAGAGCCGTATCTCCCGCCACCGGTGCGGTTGTGCCTGTTCCCAGCGCGATATGGCTCGGAACGTTCACTGAATCGCCATGAAGGATATTTCTAACAGCGTTCAACCATGCGTCTGTGATCATTGTAATTCCTCTTTTAAGTTGTAACTAAAAAACATTATCCTTCCACCTTATCGGCAAACACTCTACGATCTCCCCAATTCACCATACCAAACTCACAGTGTCCGGTTACACCAAATAATGCTGAATCTGATACTGTCCACCGCTCGATCTTGAAAGAATCTGCAAGCCCCATGCCCTCATAGAACCGGACTATCTTTGTCGTTACTGCGTCCTCATCAACAAACTGCTGCTCTATTGCAAGTATCCGCTCTATCAGGTCTACAAACAGTCCTTCAAGGTGTTTCGCGTACTGTGCAACCTGTATTTTTGTGTGATGTGACGGATATTCATGCGTTTTTGAGATTACCAGATAATCAGCATTAATACTATACCGTCCAAGTGTGAGGTGGATTGTTTCACCAGCGTTTAACGACTTATATCCTATTGCGGTGAGATTGATAATATTCAGCTTCCATGCATGTTCAAGGAGATATGCCTCTGCTATTGCCATAGCGGCTTCTGTTGTGGTTATCTCCGTATCGACAATACGATGTTCTTTTATGATGCCATATTCAGTTTGCGATGGCACGTCCTCTTCCATCACTACAATCTGCGAATTGTCGGTGATCGCCCCATACACCATAACCCGGTTGACGATGTCCTCCCCATTTTCGATAATGTCAAATCCGATTAGGGGATCGGAGCCAAGCGTGATGGCTAAACCGCTTGCAGCGTATTCATTTTCATGATAGTGAAAGTCTTTATCCACATCTACCCAAAACCGGAAATCTTTATCATTGCCAAGTGTATCCTCCCCAGCACATTGCAGTACCGCGTCCCACGCGGTGGTTTTAAATATCCGGTCTACCAGTTCTGTGCTGCCTGTGTCAATCTCTGTTCGCGTGCAGGATGGTGCGTATTTCTCAACCAGATCGTCAACAATATCTGCTCTGGTTTGCTGATAATACGACTCAATAATGTATCGGTCGAACAGTTCTGACAGATAATCCCGCCCGCTAATCTCGATTGTATTCGTGTCGAAATCCGGCAGCATGGACTCAATCCTGCCTCTAAAAATCACAGTGGAATCAAGGAGTATCTGCACATCGTCATACTGGTTGTACGTTCCGAGCTTCCCGTTTGCGTCGTTGAATACAGCATCAAACCGCTTCGATCCCGCTATGGTGTCAATTACTTTGATCGAGAGGAAATCCGTAACAGATGCAAGTGGTGTGCCGATCTTAATATCCCAACCCATCCTCACACCGCCCGCGTGTCGATCCCGATGCTCATAGTGTACTCAAACTCATTGCCGTCTGTTTCTGCGAGATCGGTTACGTCGAACGTTGCTATCAGCATGTAATAGCTCTTGCCACGCCATGCTATTTTAGGAAAGTTCGTCTTATCTGTAAGATCATTGTTCACAGGGTTTGCCGGATACCACCACCATTCTTTTGCCGCGACAAGCAGTGCCGCCAAATCCGCTGACGCTGATGAACCGGATATGATGCCAGTGATGTCGATCTGAACCGTGCCGCCATCCACTTGCATCTGCTGTGCTTCTTTCATCAATGATACCGGATCAGTCTTTATAGGGTTTGAGAGCGAATACATCAGTTCCTCCGCCTTGATTGAGATTGTACCAGTGCCAATGTCTTTGGGTTCCGTGAGCACAACTTGAAGTGTCATGGTGATCGACCCGTTGGCGCGGTGTCGATCACAAGCGTCATCATGTAGTCGTATTCATCCGAGTCAAGTTCCGCCTTGTCAGTCAACGCAAATCTCTGTATCAGCATGTACTCATCTGTACCGCCGCGCCATGTTACCTTCGGATAGGTGGATTGGTTCGTTATTGAGATTGAATCCCACCATTCGTAAGCTGCTGTAATCAACGCCTCAAGGTTCTGGAGTGCAGTGTTGCCACCCTCTTCGATGCATATTCCGGCGATCGTCAAAAGGCATACGCCGGAATGCATCTGGTTCTGTCGGCATTCCGGCGTGTTTGGTCTCTGGTCTGGTTCAATTTCATTCCTGACGCTGTAATCCACACGCTGCGCATTCAGTTCTATTGTTGCTCCACTGTTAGGTGCTGTGATGGTTACGATGCGGGTCACGTCTTCACCATCCGCCTGATTTCGGTTGACAGGATGCGTGATATTTCATCTGCAAGTGCTCGGCTGTCTTTTTGCGTGCCGTTGTTTACTGTGAGATTGATCACGGGTGCAATGGTCACGTTTCCAGATGATCCTTCCTTCACAAGTGTGCCGCCACGTGGGACGACATATTCCCCACCATGTACTAGCGCGGTACTCGTTGAAGGAACGTAACCACCTTTCTCGAATTGTTGGGTTATCTCTTCTGTGGAATCATCTACGACTCCACCGTGTGAAGCCATGAGATTCTGCTGTTGCTTTTCGGACATTATATCCCACACAGACTGCATCACATACATCCCATCGATCAGGAGGCGCAATTCCTCGTTTGTCTTACCCAGACTATGTTCATACATCCTTTCGCCGGGTCGCTTGTAGAACCCACCCCATCCCACGCCCTCTGCCCCATATATTGATGTGACCACTTTATCCCATGCACGGGATGGTTCTTGCGGTATTTCTTCTGCGTCACCACTCCCCACCCATTCATGAAGTGCCTGATACCATTCATCATGTGTAAGCCCCCCCGCCATGTACTGCTCATTTAATGCTCTCTTTTGAGCGTTCGATAGATCGCGTTCCACCCAATGTCCTTCGCCACCACCGCCACCTCCGCCGTCGCCACCGTCCTCGCCTATTCCACTCAATGTGTCCGTGATACCACTAACAGCATCCGTCAGACTCGGCATTCCCGCGGAGATTCCCGACACCAGATTGTCGATCAGAGTCCCCCCATAAGTTGCAGCATCCGCAGCAAAGTCGGTTATGGTGTCGAAAACACCTGCAAACGGATCGGTGATTTCAGGCCAATTCACGACGGGCGCAACTGCCTTATCATCACAAATTCCCAGCACGCTCGCCACCCATCCAGGGATAACGCTGCACCATGTGAAATCCGCGAATGGATTCGTGATGGTTGGCCAAGAGATTGTCCAATTATAAGCCCCCAGACCCAATACGGATAAGACCCAATCGGCGATACCGGAGAGATAATCAAGATCGAACGGATTACTGATTTCAGGCCAAGTCAGATTCGACAGATACGTTACAATGTATTCAAGCCCCTTATCCACAAAATCCTTTGCCGCCCCCATTGCTTCAAAAAGTTTATCTTTCAGCCATCCGAGTTCGTCTTTGAATGTCCATATTGCCGCTATAACAACCCCAATTGCAATAGCAATTCCGAGCGTTCCGGTGAATATCAACACGAGAGAAACCGCTGCAAGCACCACTGCGGCAAACACGCCTATCAATATTTGCCATTTCAAATCCAACTCTCCGATCCATGTCCATACGTCTGATATTGCCAACGAGATTGCAGCAAAAGCACCACTCAATAGCCCCAGCCCTCCATCCTTTGCGGATTCCTTTTTAAATATTTCCGCCAACTTTCTGAATTCATTGGTGAAAGCATTGAGGAGCGGGATAATCGGTCTAATAAAAGTGTTCATAACATCCTTCATAATCGCCCCCCACTGACCGAAATACAGCGAGCCATACGACGCTGCACGAAGTAGCCCATAGACGCCGCCTATTGCTGCCCCAGTGATGGCAGTCCATACTATGCCGATCTTCTTAAGCGATTCCATCACGCTAGCGCTGTGCTTCTCATGCTTTTCTTGATTGTTTAGTAATGCGATTTCTTCTTCACTCATAGAACCGACAATTTCCTGCATATTTCTCATCATTTCTTGGGATTCAGCAGAATAAAAATTACCAAGTCCCGCGAAAGAATCTTTCGCCACTTCCGAAAAATCTTTAAATCCGTCTTCCATTTCTTGCAAATTAGCAATTATCTGTTGAGCATCCGCGGAAAAAACGCCTGCAAAAACATCTATGACGTCTTCTGTTTTTTTAGTATCTTTTATTTGTTCATCTAAACTTTCATGTGATGACTTTCCCATCACTTCAAAATGCTTAGCAACTTCAGTTAGTGCTTTAAGTACCTGCACTACTTCTGCGGATACAACAACACTCAATCCGGCTATCTCTTCATCGGCTGGCATTATCGGATTTCTCCCTTATGATCTTGGCATGTTCATCGAGTAGTGTCATCAGTCCAATTACTTTGCGTCTTGGCATTTTTTGGATCTCGGATAGCGGCTGGTGGAGTTCACGCATAATCATGAACTCAACCACATCCGCCGCGTATGTCTCGCCTACGTTTCCGCCTCTGATAGCTGACCGGAGTTTTTTTCCTCGTCCTCCGATGGTGTGTCGCCTTCGATTACGTACTTGACCAGCAGCCGCCCGAACTTGGGACTAACCTGCAAAAAGAACGCCCGGGTGATCGGGAACGGTGCTTTCGTGATCGCTTTCAGGAGATGTGCGATATGTCCTTCCAGCATGTTCATTGTTGCGTTTGCCGCCTCTCCCTTCGTGATCCGCATCTGTGCCATCTTTGAGGCGATTGTCTGATGTTCTGCCCATGTCAGTTCCCGGACGGATAGCTCCCAGCGTTTGCCATTGTATGGGATGGTGATCTGGCGTTCGTTCTGGTCTGTGTATAGATCGCTTGTGTCTGTTCCGATTGGGAGTTCCTCAACTGGTGTTTGTTCATTCATGATTATGCCGCCGGATAGACTTCGATTGAATCCACCACACTGATCTCAACACCCTTCATCAGAACGGAGATCGATATTGGTGAGTCCTCTGCCTGCGTAAGTGGGTGCGGTGCAGATTTCAGATGACATTTCTTCACTGCCGGATTTGAGATCGTGATGGTGTCGTTTACTGCTCGGGTTAACAGGAGGGAGATGTCGAATCCTGCCGCTGTCGGAGATAGCAATTCCTTCATCGACTCTGTTCCGTGATTGCCGGAGCCAATGTCATCCGCTGCAACGATAGTTGCTGTCAGTTCAATGTCACGCGTGCCTTCATTAATCTCATACGGGAATGCGCCGTTTGTATCCTGAATGTATCTGCGAGGCTTTACAGCCCGCTTAACGTCAATCGACCAATTCAAGACCCGTGCGAACGTAGTCCCCCAGAAAGTGCAAGCCCCCTGATGGAATGAGTACGGCGCGGTCGTCACGGGTGCAAGTACCGATCTGGCATCTGTGCTCGCTTCGGCATACGCTGCCTCGATGTCGATTGATGCTTTAAGCTCGCCTTCTTCTTCCGCTGACAGCCTGCCGCCACTGATCTTAACGCCCCTGAAATAGCGTAAGAAGTCCGCTGTGCCATCATTCATAACCGCTTCGATGCACATACTTGGAAGTATCTGCTCTGCGGTGATGGCGTGCGTATACGGGTCTGATGATCCCGTTGTGGCACATTTCCCAAGCATCATCGCCAGAATCTTTCCATTCTGTGGGATGAACGGGATGCTGCCTGATAGCGATCTCGCTCCCGGTGCGACAATTGAAATGTCCGCTCCCTCTCCGATATTCCGGTGTGCGAAGTAACTTATCTCCGGGTCTGGTAACCGGACATCTTCATCGATCACGCCAAACGGTACGGTCTGCGCACCCTGTACTGCCGCCACATTAAAAGCCGATTCCTCGCTCCACGTCAGTTGAGATAAATTGGGTCTATAAATCAAACTGCCTTCTGCCATTAGTCGTTACCTCCTTTCGTTGCTATTGCTTTCGGCTTAATTGCCGTGAATCCCTGTTGGATCAATGCTGCGCCAAGACTGTCAGAGACCTCAAACATATCGCCGTTCTCAACGAGAAAACATCGGGCGCCGTCACATATCTTGCGCCCTTCCCCTGTGCTATTTTTGAGCTTCATGATTGTAATTCCTTTTTTAAGTTATAACTTACAGACTAACTTTTCTCGCTACAAATCGCCAGTCCAACACGTATCGGAACAGCCCCACGCTCTTATTGATAAGCGGAGTGCGCCGCAGATGATAGAGTGAATGCCAGTCCGTGTGGGGGTCTTTGCGTTTCAGCACCCGAATACGATTGCATTCAGTCCAGAGCGCGTTGAGTCTGGTTTTCGATGCTACCGTGCGGATGTCGATTGATACAAAAGAGTCGAAGTCTTCATGGTCGTAAAAGATGCTGCCTTTAGCGCGCATGGATGGTCCGGTGTCATAAATCAGAATTGCATCACCATCAGCCAGATCAACACGCTTGTATTGCTCAATCGGTGCTATTATCTGTGGTTTCACGCAATTACCTGCGCCCCAGTTCGTGTCGAGTAATGACACTGCGATGCTTACAACGTCTTCTTCCACTGTGATCACCTGACTGACTTACTGCATCATGATATAAGCGCATGGTTTAAAAAGTGATCGCATCAAACCGAGATGATCTCCGTATAGTTCCCAAGCGTCTTATCAACCGCTGCCTGCCACGTTTCTATCTTTGAATCGAGAGAAACGTTACTCGTGCCTTCAGGAAAGAGTATCGAACGATCATCCATATTTGCCAGTTCAATGGCTACCAGCTTCATACAAGCGAGTTTGATATCCTTTGGGATGGTGGATTCTCCGTATGCATACGTAACCCGGACTCCCTGTTCTATCTCATGTGGGTAGGTATTCACGAAATATATAATACCTTGATTATAATCAATCCAATAGTCAGCCGCCCTGCCTTCACTGTATGCTCCGGCTATCAGGTCAGTCCACTCTGAACCATTCCAGATCTCAATCTTGTGCGTCCCTGATACGAATGTCCGGATCGCCCGGTAATTCAGGAATACCTTTCCACGGTACGCCCACCATCTGCGCCCGCGATAATTGTCATTGCGAATGTAGTTGCGGATCTCATCTGTCACAAGTGTGCTGCGCCATGCTCTGTTCGCTCCCGCCGGACCGTCTATGGTGTCTTCCGCCGCGTTGATCAAATCCTCTACGAATGACTTTGTGGGGTTTGTGGATGCGTTGAAGTCTGCGCCTGTCCCTGCTCTCCATATTATATTCGCGACGTCTTTTGATGTGCAATATGTTACGGTCATGCCCCTCCGTAACTCAATAAACTGTTAAAATGGCTTCCGGGTTCGAGCCGCCCCATAATATCCATCGTTAATACCATATCGCCAAATGCAACCCCCCTTTCACCCCGGACTTCAACCAGATCACCTTCATTCCATGCATGATTGACGGCTCGCATGAAGTCCTTACGTGATTCAAACTTCGGAGATTCACTCATAATAGATGCGAACCCAGTTGATAATTGTTTTTTGCGTGGTGCTTTGGGTTTCTTTTTAGCGGCTGGTTTTTCAGCATACTGTGGATAATCCTTTAAAACCCCTTTAGGTATCTTTTTACCGCTCGCAACCGCTTCTTTCATTGCCTTCGCGTGGATGCTGGCGGCTTCTTGTTGATAGTTCAATCGCACCCGCCTTACTTCGACATCGCTAACAATACTGCTTATTTCGTCGTGCTTTGATCTGATGTAATCCATAACAAAGTCACCGACAGGAACTTGCCACGTTTCCTTTTTCGGTGCTTTGGTAGACGTGGATGTGGTAGAATCGTAAAAGAATCCTCCGCGTTTGCCCTGTTGTACTTTAACGTTTTTGGGAGCTTTAGAAGGGTCAGAAATGTATCTCCTGCCTTTAATAAGTGATCTGCCTAAAATGTTCCAAAGTTCTGTGATTGGTCTCATGGTTTACTCAAACTCCAAACACAATGTACCAAATCCCTCTTCTGGATCCATTACCCATTCTATATGAGTAATGCCACCAAGAATCGTGTTTCCAACTGATACACTGGTTCCAGATACATGGTTATCCGATTTTATGGAGACTTGTCCATTTGTTAATTCAAGATCGGTTATTTGAAAATGCTCCGTAAGCACTCTGATAATAGCGAATGCAAGCTGGTGGTTAACTGTAGATGACTTCGCTATCCCCGTTTCTAATAGCCTTTCCCTTGTAGCTAATATACGTTCAATTACTTCTATGAGGGCGGATTGTTGTGTCATGGTGTTGTCGTTTCCTTCTGTGGCTCCGGCTTTGCCGCCTCACGTCCGCCTTCTGTCTCTGACCCACTCATCGGCGTTTTCAGCGCATCGACCGCCGCCGTTAAGTTGGCGATCTGCAATTCCATCTCCGTATTCTTTTGTGTGAGATCGGCGTACTTATCTTTGTAGAATTTCACATCATCCGTGAGCGTCTCGATCTTTCCACCCATGTCCTCAATCTGCTTCGCCTGCTCGGATATGGTCTGCTCTCGCTCTGCCACATCCTTGCGGCTCACGGTCTGTCGCTGTGGCTCACGTTTCGATGCTGTTCCTTCGCCTTCGAGAAACGTCCGCACCGTCTTGGGATGAACTTTGATACCGTGTTTCTCTTCAAGTTCTTCTGCCATCATTTTAGCATCCTCATCCCCAATTCCATGACTTCGATTGCGCTCAATTATATCTGCGACATCCCCCCCTTGCCTACGCACACGCCGTTCCGCTGATTCTTTCAAGTGTGCCTCGTACATATCTTTTACAGCCGTCCTGATCTTCTCTGGCTGTGCCTTAAGTGATGTGCGTACAGGCGCAGCATCATAGAAGTAGCCGCCCTTCTTTCCCCTCTGCACCTTCACGCCTTTCGGTGCTTTGGATGGATCAGGGATGTATTTACGGGCTTTCTCAAGTGGTCTGCCAAGAATATTCCAGAGATTAGAGTCTGATTTGTTCATTTCAGTTTCTGACGCGTCCCTGAAACGTGTTTTGGGATTTATTAAAAATTCATCCCAATCTGTATCTGGTTCTTGCATACCGTAATAAAGTTCATCACCGTGATATGCAACGATCTCCCCCCCCGGAACGTTTTGAGCATATTCGTAAGCTGCACTATGGTTTTCAAATGCAAGGAGTCCTGGTAGAATATAATCACCTTCCTCATTAGGAAGTAAATCAAAATCATCGATCATTTTAGCATATTTATTATCTTGTGACGCTTCCGCTCCGCACTCTGGACATCCGGCATCGAGGTCACTTAAATCCATTTTAGCTCCACATGATGCGCATTCGGTATCAATTTGATCTGCTCCGATTACGGAACGCATTTCTCCAACTTTCGTTTCTGCTCCGCCGTATGCTTCGACTCTAAAATACATCCCGGGCTTTCCTTCTAACTCCTCAACATCGTCTACGGTCTCCCAATTTTTTACGGCTGATGGCTTCTTCTGTTCCTGCTCACCTCCAGCAGCCTCATAGAATAATCCGCCTTTCGGACCGCGCTGAACTTTCGCCCCTTTTGGTGCGTCATCCGGACTGTCGATATACGTCTTTTCTCCTTTCTGCAATTCCTTCCCTAATAGCAGTTCATCCTGATACCCGCCCTCATCTCCAAAGTCGTCATCCTCTCCACCAAATCCGCCCATCTCTGGCTGTGCTGCCTGTGACTCGCCGCTGTAGATTAGCTCACTGGTCTCCTCATCCAGACGTACCTGAAAGCCCATAGCGTGCATCTGTGAGGCGATCTGCACTTCCTTCATGCGCTTATCAAGGTCCGCATCATCGTTCGCAGGATAAGGTGATGGGAACTCCAGCAGCCAATCGGTGATGCCGAACATAGCAAGCAACTTCGGGAATACGGAATCATGGTATCCATGATGTGCTGCTGCGACTGGCTCGGCGGTCACTGCTCGTTGTACGTCCTCGGAGTTCAGCCCGCCCACACCGTCCGTACTGCCGCGATAGAGGGGTGATATACGGTACAGTCCACTGATGCTCTCACGCATCCTCTCAGACACGTTCAGAACGTCCATATCAGCCACGCTATTCAGGAGTGCTGTGTAGGTTGCCGCTCCGCGTCCTGTGTCGCTCTCGATCCCCATCACCGGCATGTGATTTGGATTAATCTGTACTTGCTCCATCTCCTTCTGCCAGAATTTCTGTAAACTCGGAAGATTCTTTGTCACGATTGCAAGAATGCCTTTTGGGGGTCGCTGCTCCCGGTACGTATCGTTGAGCAGGATATTGCCATTTAGCTCGATCATCGCCTCCTCGAATACCGTTGCAACAGGGGGGTATCCATGTGTTTTGGAAGGACTGTAACGCGATTGGTGAATGACTTCATCTTTCAAATACGGCATTGGCTTGCTACCTTCATCATAGATGTACCAGACCGGGAATAGCGGTTTACCACATTCTCCACACACACCTGGCTCATCACTAATCGTCCGATGCTCAACGCAAGTCCAATGTTCGCGACCCTGCCGCATCTTGTCATCCATGTCGAACACAAACCATTCCGGGTCCGCAGACAAGATTTCCCTGATGCGTGCATAATCCAAATTGTTATTTGCATCGAAATGATATTCTTTCAAAACAAGCAGAAACGCATCGTCCAGAACGTTTAGATTGTCCTCACATTCATGCAAAACCGCCTTAAAAGACTGGTCATTGTCATTGCAGTCTTTGAAGAAGTCCTTGATGTGTTCGAGTTGCCCTTGATCCGGGTCACGGGTCATGCCTCCACAATCACAGGTTTCAGTCTGATTCTCAAATTCTTTGCCGCATTCCATACATTTCGACACAAATGCCGGGATGAATTCAGGATCACGTTCGAGTATCTTATCCTGCAGGATGTGAAGGATTGTTCGTAATGAGGTATTGCGCTTCGCAAGAAAACGTAACTGATGATAATAGGGGACGGGGAGTTTTTGGGTCGCTTCAAAACGGGAGAACTCACCATATGGTCTTGTGCTCGCTGCCTGCACAGCGTTTGATTTTTCAAGGTTTGTAATCCTGCCGATGAAATTTACCTTTTTGAGCAGGTCTTTGAAAGTCATCTGGATTTATTGTTGGTTGTGGAGGTATTTAAGTTTGTCTTATATCTACTCGGTAATTATAAAAAGATTCCGAGAGAGAGAAGGATAGAGATAGAGATAGAGATAGAGATAGAGATAGAGATAGAGATAGAGAGAAATAAAGAAAGCTATTTATTTCTTTATCTATCTCTCTATCTCTCTATCTCTCTATCTCTCTATCTCTCTCTCGGAATCCTTATATATTAATGATTTATATAAAAAGATAGAACGAACGGATGGCGCGGACATTGTGCGGGTTGTCCGCGCCTCTGTGGCAATGGAGTATAGATGTGCCCTAAAGGAGATATCAAAGTGTTCTGTTCTGGTTGTGCTGTGGGTACTTATGGTTTTGTGTCGCCTCCAGACACACAGTACGCGCACGGCACGATGTCATGGATTGTCAGCGTGCCCCAATCCCATACTGGAAGCGGTCTGTATGCTGCCTGCACCAACAGCTTTGCCGCATCAACCGTTTCTGCGATTGCCACTGCAAGCCCGCCTGTGCGATCCGGACAGAAGTCCGTCCAGATATAAAGGTGTAGGGTCATCAGAGCAGCTCACTATGTACTTTCTCACGGTCACATATCGTTGCCATCCCTTCACCGTTGCGCTCCACATGCAGAATTTCCATGATACATGCAGATGGAATATCATTATCGAACTTGTATACTTTCTTATCATCATTTTTCGACCTACAAAAAGTATACTCCGCATCGGTTGGATCAATCGAGCACGCCAAAACATATCCACTACTCAACCCATGTTTCAATGCGTGCCACGCAGCCATTGCGAAATTGTTCGTGACGGCGGGCGCATACTTGATTGCGCTTTTAGCAATATCATGCACCATTCGATGATCGGTGGTAGGTATTCCATGATATACACGTACTTTCATATACCCTCCTCCATCTTGGCAGGTTTGATCCAGACCTCCACCCTGTCGCCTTCCTTGATGTTGAATGCCTTGCACGCCTGATAGATATTCACCCTGTACTGTTTCTGCACAACTGTCGTGCCTGCATTATGTAATTCGTGTATCTTCATTTAGATCGCCTCCTTCGCAATATCACATTTCTCATCTGATTCGTTGAGTTCATCCATCAGCGCAGTACACTCGTTTCTATTGCCGCGCCCGACATATACACCGTCCACGAATACCCGGTAGTGGAATTCGTGTGGTACCATTGTTGCTCGTTGTGTCATGTTTGATTCACCTCCACGGTGTCCCAATCCCACGTACCCGCGTGAGTTCCTACCCGCTTCCACGCACTGATGAGCTTTTTATCACTCATCGCCTCGATGTCGTTCTGCTCTCGATACGGCATCGGGAGGTCTACAATCAGTTCCTTCCTGGTTATTCTTAATATCATCGTGGTCACGTCCTGTCAATTTCTTCGTAGTCTGCATGGCAGCATGGCGATACAAATTCCTGCCAAGAGTCGCCGTTGCCACCCATCGTTATGCCAAATAGCTCAACTATCTCGCTACTATCGAATTCCATTCCGCAGTCCTTACATCTGCACTGATATGTTGCTGTTGTTGTCATTTCTGTCACATCCTTATAATACCATAATGGTACAGTATAGTATATAAAGGTATCTGTGTTGCGCGCATAAACCATATTGCTGATGTCAGCAATATGGTCGCCGATAGCGATACTCAAATCGAAAGATATTTACAAAGTGATAAAAGTAAATATTATGTATATACTAACTAACTAACTATATACTGCTATTTAGATTATACCAATGTTGTTTTTAAGTTATAACTTAAAAAAGGAATTACTTGTTGAAGTATCCGCCAAACATGCTGGAGAGATCAACCACATCCGCTGCTTGTGCCAGCTGCGCGTAGCATCCTGACGCGGAATCGACAATATCATCGTGTACACCATTCGGGAATAGTTCAAGCTCCGAGAGGAACGCATTCAACCACACGGCATTCACGACTTTAACATCGCCTCTGGATGCCGCCGCACTAAAAGGCTGCGCTCGAACCGTCTTGCTGCCGCTGCTTGGGATCCCATAGAACGCATATCCGGCGAGAAGTTTGGCGTAGGTAGCAATAACCCCTTTGCCGGACGATCCCGGCTCCTGCTCCATGTATATCAGCGTTTCAATGCCGTCCACCTGCGCCGTCTGCCGGATGAGTGCCTCCACATCCCCTGGCTTCTTCCTGACCCGGATCACGTCCTTGACATAATACGAACCAGCTGCCTCAACCATCAGCACGCCAACCGTCCAATCCGGATCGCTGCCCTTCTTCGCTTCAGTCGCCGCCAGATCCCAGAAACGCACCTGCCGCCCATGCGGTACGGTGTCAACGATCTCGAACCATGTACGCTCGAATAATCCACCGGTCTTGGTGTAGGGGGATTGCTGATACATCGCATACCAGTAATATTGCCCAACCGTTTCCCGTATGTTCTCAAGTGCCGCAAGATTATACCGATCCGCCCATAGTGGCTCGCCAACCTTACGCCCAAGTGTGTCATTCTCTTCTGCGATTGCCGGAAAGTTCAGAACGTCCCACTGTTCCCCGCCTCGTTCCATCTCACTCAACAGCCGCCCTCCGAGGTCGTCTTGATGCCACCGGGTTTGAATAAGGATGATAGCCCCCCCTGGCTCAAGTCGCGTGTATGCCGTGCTCTGATACCATTCCCCCAGTTTTTCGCGCTTAACCTCGCTATGCGCCTCTTCCGAGTTCTTAATCGGGTCGTCAATTATGAATAGGTGCGCCCCCTTACCGGTGATCGGACCCCCTGCACCGGCGGTGTTCATGCCGCCATCATGTTTGGCAATGTCCCACCGGTTGCGTGCGGATGAATCAGAAGCCACCGAGACACCAAAAATATCCCCCCCATACTCCTCCAAGATGTTACGCGCTTTCCATCCCCATGACGCTGCAAAGTCCGCCTCATAGCTCGACAGGATAATCCTATGATCCGGGTGATGTCCAAGATACCATGCTGGAAAATACTTGCTGATCATCTCCGATTTCCCGTGACGTGGCGGCATGAAGACCATGAGCCGCTTAAGTTTCCCGGCTGTAATCTGCGTGAGCTTGTCGGAAAGCATCAGAAGGTGATTGGCTGCCTGCCACCTACCCCTACTTGCAGTGATAGCGAAGAGGGCAGGGGTTACGGTTTCATGCATAATATGTAGCATACCATATAATAAACATAAAAATTAATATAGCGGTCATTAATGGTGCGGCTACAAGGATCAAAAAATAAATAGTATCGCGGTCTACCCTCATTGTTTCCTCGATAGTTTTCGTGCCAGTTCATTCGCCGCCTTCATCACGTCAGGGTCCGCGGTGACTTCATGCTTGAGAGATCCTGTGACCTCGATTTTATCCGTCTCGCCCCTGATCTTCCGCGCCGTCTCGACAATCTTAACCTGTACTGAGTCCAGCCGCGACAATGCATTATACAACGAGGTTATGTCCTGTGTGGTTTCCGGCATGATCTTTGCTACCTGCTTTGATTGCAGAGCGGAAACGATCAACGGCTTAACTGCCTCGATCTCGCTATATGCCGTGTCGAGTTGCTCAAGCTCCTTGATCTTCGCTTCGACCACAACTGCCGCGGACGACTCTTGAATCCCTTCTCTGACAGCCGCATCCCTCAATACAATCTGGTCTCTCCATTTATCTTTTTGAGACCACTTATTCAATGTCGGCTCGGATGGGATACCTTTTTGGTATCTCCGCGATAATTCCGAAAGCAGTTTTGGTATGCTACGCGCTGACCCCATGCGATAATACATCTCGAATGCTTTATCTCGGTCGATCAGTTTCTTTGTCATGTCTTATGCTATATGAGTGTTGGGATATAAAAGTTACCTCCAATCACAACGATTCGATAAACGTTCTCATGGCAGGTTCTTTTAAATGAACCGTCCGATATTCCAGATTTGGCGGTGCGCTGTCGACTGTGTCGCATTTCTGCCGGATCATCTGTTCGAGTTCTTGTTTCAGTTCGTCTATCTGGTTTGGTGTCATCTTTGTGGTTCCTCGGTCACGTAACTGTCAACAAATCGGTCAAATAACGCATCAATCCGGCGAGCATACTCTTCTGACTTTGGTCGTATCGGGTCGTCCGCCTTCAGGTATTCGAGATTAAGCGGGAGCCGGATAACCTTATCGTAAGTCGGCATCCATTCAATCGCCTGTTGGTACAACTCGTGCCACCGATCCCATATTTGCCACTCGTATTCTTTCGTTAATAGTCGCCATGGCGTTTCATTAAGGAGATCGTGATAGTACATCAGATTGTCCATCACTGTCCGGTCGCAGATAATCACGTCTACGTCAAGGATGTACATGGCGTGACGCTCCAACGACATCTGCTGATACCATATCCATTCCTGAGCCTTGACTGTTCTGAGCGTGTGGGGGCACGATCTGGCTACCTCATCGACCACGATCACCGTCTTGCCGAGGTCGACATAGTGATCGTGCAGTTCCTTTGCTTTCGTGGTTTTCCCGCTGCCATGGCAACCACATATCCCAATCTTCATATTGATTCCTCCGTATACCCTGCCCATTTTACAATTATGCCTCGTTCCTTGCCTTTTATGAATCTATCAGCAATTATACCAACATATTTCATCGAATCATCCGGTATAATACCTTGATTCACCATCGCATCAAGTATGAACTTCGCTCCAACTCTGACGTTATCCGGGTCTCTGCCCCTGCCCTTTTCCGTCCATACAAATGTAATATCAATTACCCGGTACGGCTTCACAGGTATGCAGCCTTGTGCTATCAGTTCCGCTTCAACCACCCGCGTATACTTCTTCTTTTGTGTCGCAGAAGCGTATTTATTACCTCTCGCAACATAAATCATCTCATTTAAGCCCGGAAGCCCAAATTTGAGTATTAGTTCATTGTTTACCATGCACCCATCTCCTCACGGAGTTCATCAAGCGGGATCACGTCATCAAGCGCGTGAACCTGTCGGCTCTTATGAACTGTTTGCGTGCCGATATGCTTCTTTCGCTTACGATATTGTTTTGGCATCTTATTCACCGCCCTTCTGTAACCACGCCACGAGCTTTGAACATGCATATCCTGCCACATAACCACAGATACCCGCTGCCAAACATTCCAAAAATGGTGCCATGCTTATTCACCACCCTTGTGAGTCCAATGGCTCAGAAACATGCAAAAATTTGCAACGTCGATCGCTTCTTTTCGTAACCGATCTTTTCTGTTTACACCATCAAGCGCATTAGTTTGCAGGATATATTCTCGCTGCAACTCCTCAAATTCATCCTTAATGCGACTGAATAATTGGTGTACGGACATGCGATCCCATCCAGATTTATGATCATTCTCTCGAAGTACGGTTTCCATTTCTATTGCAAATGCTGCTACTTCTGGACGTATTACTGTACGATTAACTCCAGAATAGTCGATAGTCTGCTCAATTATTGATTCTTTCATCTTATTCACCTTCTGGGCGTGCTCAATCGCGTTGGAACTTGGTCATCCGGAGAGCAAGTCAATTCTAACACAACTCTATTTAGAGCGGTGTTGAACTCTCGATCATCTCTTTCATCCAGTGCCCTGCAGATCCGAACATGCTCAAATATCTCATTATGAGCGGTGCTTCTTGCTAGTTCCATTTCATACGAAGCGGTTCCTGCTTCTATGCTTTTTATAATCCTGCAGTAGTTTAGGATCATCTTGTCAGGGACATCATATTTATATATCTTCATGCTTATTCACCGTCCGTCAAAGATTTGATCCTCTCCTGTTCTGCCTTCGGAAGTTGGGCAAAGTAGGCATCGTTTGCACGATTGTCTGCTTGTATAAATTCAAACAAATCAAATCCCTGCCCTGCTTCATCCTCTGTTATCTGATCGATTACGTCCCTCTTGCGCTCTAACATTGCCGATATGCTTACATCTATCGTCTTCTCAGCAAGGAGATAATAGATATTTACAGCGTTCTCCTGCCCGATCCGGTGGCATCTGTCTTCTGCTTGCTCCAACAATGCGGGAGTCCATGATAACTCAAGGAATACCACATTAGAAGCCGCTGTCAATGTTATGCCAACTCCTGCCGCCTGAATATTCCCGATGAACAATTTCACTTCGGGATCGTTCTGGAACTTATCAACCGCTGCCTGTCTGGCTTCGCTTGAGACGCTGGCTTCGCTTGAGACGCTGCCATCAATCTTGACTGCAATACTGCCATATTCCCTCTCGAGTGCATGGATTGTCGCTTTGTGCGTCGCAAATACAACCAGTTTCTCTCCTGATTCCATGAAGTTCTCGATCCATGCAAGGGCTTGTTTCATCTTGCCACGGATAGCTATCTGGCGCAGGTGCTCTATCCTTGCAAGCTGCTCGACATTCGATGCCCGCTCTGCCGCTTCTGCGCCCTTCTGCTCTGCAATCCACTCAAGGAACTCGTTATCAGCCTTGTCATATTCCTTGCGGTTATCGATCGGTATCAGAACCGTTGAGCGTCGCTTCGCTGGCAGTTCTGGAAGTACCTGCTCTTTCGTCCGCCGGATCATGATGTGCTTGAGCGATGCTGCGAGTTCGTCGAGATTGCTGGCTCCCGAGAAGTCCCAGACAGTTTTCCGCCCGAAATGTAATCGCTTTGCGTCAGTATATCGCGTATGCCACTGGAAGAACCGCTTATCCGGGTACTCATCCGGTCTGATGATCTGAAGCTGGTGCCAGAGTTCAGCAGGGCGATTCAAAACCGGAGTACCTGTCAGGAGTATCTTGTGTGGCACAGTCTCTGCCAGTTCTTTCGCTGCGACACTGCGCTGACTTTTCTTCGTCTTCAATGAATGACTTTCATCATATATAAGTACCTGTGGACTATATTCTTTTATAGTTGGCAGCCACTTTTTCAGGATGTCATAATTGATTATTACGATGTCTGCGGTTAGTTCATGTACTTTCCCGCCATTGATGATCTCGATCTGGTCATTTGTCTCAAGCCACATCTCCGCCTCTCGCTGCCAGTTGAGTTTCAGGGATGCCGGGCATACGATTATTGCAGGTCTCATGTCAGGATGCAATGCGAGATATGAAAGTGCCTGGCACGATTTTCCAGTCCCCATCGAATCTGCTATCATGCAATTGCCGCCTGTCGCCTCTGCAAATTCCAATCCTGCCCGCTGGAATGGCATTATCTCTTTTCCATGTCCGAAATGCTCAAGAGTGAAATCGCTCTCGACCGCGGCGGCTTTTTCGCCGATTGCGCGGACCTCATCAAGTCGCTTCTGGAATGTCTCGCTCTGTTCTGCGTCCGGGAATGCTGCCGCCAGCTCCTCAATGATTGCCGCAGGGCAGACCCAGTATGGCTTTTCCCATCTACGGATTGTTTCATCCTGCGGCTTCGGTGCTTCGAGTTCCGGGATTGGCATTTCGGAGAGTACCGCGTTCGCAGCAATCCACCTGCTATCATCATGCCTGAAGGTCTGCACCATCCAGCTCAAATAGCCCCTCTCGCTATCTGCCATCTCTGCATACGTCCTGCCGCTATGCTTTCCGAACTCGATCTTATGCTCACTCCAGTTGTGAGGCGTCATTGTCGCCCCCTCAACCATGCCCGCATAGAGGTTTTTGATGCAATGCGCCTGTATCGGTGAGGAGCTCGTTTTGAGGTGGAATGGATATTTTCGATCAACCCTGCATTGATCATGACACGAGTTGCTGATGCCCGCTCAGAAGGAGAATAATGCGGCAAGAGCGCCTTACTTTTCCACGTCGCTCCCCGATATTCGCAGATGCAACGTACGTATTCGGCTACGCACTCAGTCACCATGATCGCCCCGCCAACCATGCCTGCATCGACGCGGAAATCGTTTTGAGGTAGAATGGAATGGTCATGTTTCATTCACCTGTAAATATTTGGCACGATATCCAACGTACACGACATCATCGCATCGTACCGCGTCTCTCCATCCATCCTCATCGCACAACCCAAAACCACATCCATTATTGTCAACATGTGGCGTGATGATCTTCTTTCCGATGAGGCCAGGTTCATCAAGATATTCAATCATATCACCGCCCTGCTCCAACATAGTGATGACATCTCGACCGTTTTTTAGTGCAGCACGTTCAAGACTTTCTGCTTTTTTTGCAGACATGATTGTTTCTCTACGTATATACACCCTGCCCTGGTATTGTCTAAATACACTATATTTAGATTTAACCACTTTGTCGTGAATTATTGTAAAATCTACTCGAGCTAATGAAGTTATAGCTATCCGTCTTATATAATAATGCACGTTTTCTTCATGTATCTTCACCCGAAATGGAGCAACGGTCATAAGCTCACCTCTACGAATCCAAGATGTCTGAAGATCATCACCTTCTTTACACTTCCACATGGTTGCGGTTCTTCTATGCTCTCCCGTTTGGAAAAAGCGTACATGGGAGTGATCCCGCGTTTAAGGAGTGCCTTCTCAAGTGGTGCCATCAGATAGGGGGCACCGCCGATCATGGCAGCGGCACCATCCCGAAGCACATACCCCTCAAATCCATCCGGCTCGTTGTACGGGTCTTCAAAAACAAGCAGCGCCGCTCTTGCGATCTCTGCAAGTTTTTTCGCTCGATACTGGACGTTTGCTTCATCCGGTATCTCCACGAATGTCAAGAGATCGTGGATGTCATCGGTTCTGCTTAGCTCTACGACTCCTGCTGCAACCTGTTCGGATGTCGCATCGTGCTGTGTCAGGTTCACTATCATTATAATCGCCCCGCTACGTTGTCGTCATCTATCGCCGCGTTACACTGCTCGCAGCCATGTTGGTCGATGTCGCGGTACTCAAAGACCTGCTCGCATTTCAGGCAGTAATATTGAGTATCTGTCAGTTCTGCAACGATCTTAACGAGTTCTGCCGCCTCTCTGGTCTCATACACTGTGCCGTCAGACACATATGTTTGCGCCAGTTCATCCAAGCGATATACGATATAGCACTGTGCCATATAGATCTCGGATTCCAGCAATGCAGAAGACTCTTCTTCGCCCCAGCATACTGATATATATGTTTTGCCGTCGTGTTCGGTGGTATTGTCGTAGTTAATTGCGAAGTCGGGATCATCGGAAGGGTTGAATGCTTCAATCCGATATTCCTCATCGCCGATCCCAGACATCCGATAGTGGCTGATGTCTGCATCTTGTACATACTCGTACATCGAATCATAATATGTCGGTTCTATGTGGTTCTGTGCTTCGGCTTCTGTGGTTGTGTGGTTTGTCATTTGATTCACATCCTTGAAGGGGTCTCACGCCTCTTGTGGCGCTTCTCTCGCGTTCTTGTATGCATACAACAGGTCACGTATCTTCGTGCCGTTTACTGGCTTTCCTGCAGTCTCTTCGATGAAAGCATAGAGCTCTTCATCCTCATTCCGGAATGGTACTGTTATGATTCGTGTCATGTAAGTTATATGTTATAAGTTATACCTTATAAACTTATCGGTTACTGCTTCACATGATTTATGAAAATTCCGTTTCCGTTTTAATGTCAAATCGATTTCTACTCTCCCATTCCGCCCTTTTTCCGGAATTATACGCCGTTACCGGACGATAAAAGCCTGTAACTCTGTCCCACACAGTAGTTTCTGCTTTACATGTCGGGCACACCCCCGATAAATCATTGATCACGCCACAATTCGGACATACTGCGTATGCGCGGGTGAGTGCCAAATAGGGGATAGAAGTGTTCGTGCAGACATTCTTTATGAGGTCTTTGATCCCCCCTGCACTTGGCGCAGACTCCCCACAGAATATGTGAAACAGTGTACCGCCGTTATAATGCTTTTTGAACCGTTCCTGGATGCGCAACGATTCGCCAAGCCCAAGTTCATCACCCACGTAAATATGGGACGAGTTTGTATAGAATACGCCATCCCCGTCACCTTGTGTAATTAAGTCCGGGTAGTTTACTTTGTCTTTCAATGCAAGACTGTGTGAGCAGCCTTCTGCTGGCGACTCTTCAAGATTATACGGATGTCCGTGTTCTTTTGTCAATTTACGAACGTACGCATGCATATAACTCAGTACGCCGTCTACAAAATCAACACATTCATAAATAGGTTTGCCGAACATGTTTAAACAAGCCTCGTTCATTCCAACGAGTCCAATCGTCGAGAAGAACGAATCAAAATTCTTCATGTAGCTTTTTGTGAATGGCATCAGCCCCATCTCGAATCCTTCATTGATCTTCTCTCGCTTCCATTCGCTGTGTTGGTGTGCTGCTTCGAGTAACCCATCAAGACAAGTATAGAACGCTGCTATCAGATCTTGATACAAGGATTCTGACATCAGATCGTTGACATCTGCACGCGCGAGATACCCAAGTTGTGGCATATTGATTGTGACAACACTCAACGATCCAGTGCCAACACCAGCGTTCCATAATCCACCTTTCGACGCTTCTACAACGTCCTCAAGCCTCAAATTCAAACGACAACACATAGAACGAGTGGAGGATGGATCAAGACCTGATCCTATATATGACATGAAGTATGGCGTACCGAACTTTGCTGTAAGCTCGAATAACTTGTTTGTCACCTTGCAGTCCCAATCAAAATCCTTTGTTATCGAGTAGGTAGGTATCGGGAAAGTGTGCGGATTACCATTCTTGTCGCCGTCCTTCATAACTTCGATAAATGCCAAATTTATCATATCCATTTCATGTTGAAATTCGCTGTATGTGCGGTCTTGCGGCATCCCGCCAATAATAACTGGTTCATTCATCATGTGTGCAGGGCATTTGAGATCAAAACTCCAATTCGTAAACGGTGTTTGAAATGCCGCTCTCAGAGGATATGAAAGGTTAAATACTGCTCGCTGAATTGATTGTTTCACAGATTTGAAATCCAAATTATCATAATATACAAATGGAGCGAGCAACGTATCGAAATTGCTATAAGCCTGCGCGCCTTCCCATTCGTTCTGTGAAACGTACATCGAATTAACGATGTGATCAACTGCAACGTCGAAATGTTTCGCTGGCGTGGATGATGTCCCAGAAGGATTCTTTACGCCTTCCATGAGCAACTGTGTTAAGTCCATGCCCCTGCAATATGCACTCCATATTCCACCAGATAAATCATGTAGATGCATTGCACCAGATCTATGATGCTCCGCAGCGGGAGATTGCGACAATGTCGATTCTTTCAATACCGTTGCAGCGATCTGTGCTTTGAGCCCGCTGATGGAAAACGATGTGTTTGCGTTCTCGTTGCACGTTCCGTTCTTCAAATACTCTCTTATTATATTATTTATTTCTTTCATAATCTATCACCTACTTAACATCTCTTGCATGCTCCTAAAACCCATCAGTCATCCTTCCACGAATGCCTTGACAAAGCCCAACGCCTCAAACTGGCATTCGATCACATAACACAGTTCGCTCGATACTGCGTCCTCGATACCGCTCGGTGTTGGCTCGATAGAGATCCGCCTGACGGTTGCCGGGAACGTGTCTCTGCCGCATAGGAATACTGCCTTGCCTCCGAGTCCCCATGCTGTTGTTGAGCCTATCCGCTTGCGCCAGAACTTCGTGTAAGCTCGGCGCTCGTGGAATGCGCCTGTCTTGCGCTGTTCCTCTACCTTCTGCTTGAGGTACTTTTTCCTGATCATCAAACTTAGTATCATCAGTCATCTCCGAAGTATGATGTGAGGGGTGGGGTTTGCGCCATACTGCGTTCTCGAATCAGCGACTCATATTCAGACTTGACATTTACTGTCTGTCGGAATTCTTTGCATTCGTGTCCATCGTATGAAAGTAGGCAGTCGTCGCATGTGACAAATTTCAGCATCCCGTCTGGCGATCCGCATCCAAGTTTCATCATAGCACCGCCCGCAAATATCGACCGATGTACTCAGTGTACGCCGGTGGTATTGCCTGTTTTATCTCTTCCCGGGTCATCCAATCGATGCCCATCGCAACCCTCCAATCAGCCACACGGCATGACCAGCCATCTGCACCATTCCCTGCTACAGAACAATATGCCGATTTCTTGATGAAGATTCTCGGATCTCGTTTGCTCTGCTGCATGATCGGCTTCTTCCTCTGGATATACATTGGCTGCGGTAGCCACCAGTTCGTTTCAAATCCTCTCCTCCGGATGACCCCCAATCCAAACATCGTTCCCTCTATGTATGTTGGATTGTGGAGTGGTGCGGTCGGCACGTTCTCTATCACATACGGCTTTCCTGAATCTATCAGCATCTCGCGCACTTGACCGATTAGATCCGGATACTTCTTTCCTTTTGCCCTGTGTCTTGACGTACTCCAGCAATAGTTCTGACACGGTGGCGATGCGTGAATCGCATCATACTCATCGATGAAATGAATGTTTAGCGCGTTTGTCTGCACGAACCTGTATGGGTAATTTTTTTGAGGATTAATATCGACACCGGTAACCTCGAACCCCGCCGCAGCGTAGCCCGCAGAGCAGCCTCCGGCACCACAAAAGAGATCCAATATTGTTTTCATCATAACCACACATCCTGTTCGTCGTCTTCGTCGCCGGTAAGCTCCAGTGCGCTGCATATCCAATCAGGAATACATCTTTCATACGCTTTTCGTAGGTCGCCGATGGTGTATCCGACCACGCCGCCGCCCCATTCCTGGGTTGCCACATCAAGTCCTGCTTTGGTGACTGTGCATAGTTGATTGTAGAAACTGCGCTCTTTCTGTTTGTCTTTCCAGTCCTGCCAGAACTCTCCAAAATAGCAACTATCGTTTGCGATTGATCCGATGCAATACCTACCATGGAACTTGTATTCTATAGTCTTATCCCATCCGTGGATCTCTTCATCCTCGAAACGGCGGATAAAGCCTTGTACTGCTTTCAATATCTTATCTCTACGCGCATCTGTCACATCCATAATGCTGATGAGTCGTGTCGAGACGTCCATCCAGCGCGTGTATATTTGTGTCATTTATTCACATCCTATGATTGTAATTATCGCACCATCTTTTTATCCCGCAGTAGTTTGAGCCGATTTTTCACTGCACCGATAGATCGATCAACGATTGATGAATGCAGTTCATATCCAGTCAAGCCCCGCTCACGTAGTTCTATCAAGTGCGCATCCTCTGATGGAGTCCACGCAGGAGATCTTACCGTCATAATGGCTCCCTTTTGTAATTGCTGCACAGTTGAGTCCCGAGTTGCGTGACCGTGCAGTTCTCTTTACTGTCATGGTTGAATCTATGCCCAAGCCACATGCCCGTACCTCGGCATGTATCCGGATGGATACAGGTGCCGCTAAAGTTATAATAGCAGTCGTTCACGCCGCTTTTGAGTTCTATCCCGCACATCATTCCTCTCCCGACAGTTCCTTAAGCCGCGCAACATCTTCTGTTTGTTCTTCCGTGGCTTGCTCTGTGGTCATTAGCTGCTCTCCGTTTTCGATAATTAGCCGCGCCATTTTCAACTCAGTGATGTACTGATATGTTGTCGAAAAGCTGATATGTGCGCGCATCATAAAGATCCCCATGATATGGTCTTTCGATGTTGTGCGCCCGTTTTTCGTGATCAGCCGCAGAAGATCGTCCCTGCGATGCGACCGTGAACGCATATTCGCTTTTGCTTCGGTGGAATATTCCTCAATTTCGTCTGTTCCGGTCATAAGCCCTCGCCGCCCTCATAATCAGATCATGATAGGATAGTCCCAAGTCCTTGCATAGCTTGTCCAGGAGCTTTGTTTCTGGCTCCGTGAAATTGATTATGATTCGGGTCATTGTACTACCTTCGATATGATTACTTTATCGCCCTGCAATTCTACCCATACCTCATCGCCCGCCTTAAATATCTTGAATCCGGCAGGGATGGTTACGGAGATTGAATCTCCAATTTCTCGTATCAGTCGAATGTATTTCAACTTCATAATTCCTATTATGTATCTATCGTATATAAGCGTTATGGTCATAACTTTTATCTACTTTGTAATTATAATAAGATTCCGAGAGAGAGAGAAGGATAGAGAGATAGAGAGAGAGAGAGATAGAGATAGAGATAGAGATAGAGATAGAGATAGAGATAGAGATAAAGAGAAATAAAGAAAGCTTTTTCTTTTTCTTTCTGTTTCCTTTTCTATGTGTTTGTATATGTTTCCTGGAAAGAAATTATAATAATGTCCACGATAAAAACCTTCCCGAAAAGTTTGATGAGATCAAAAAGTGTTTTTAAGTTATAACTAAAAAAATAGATTTCTAAACCTCTCGAATTCGAGAGGTTTAAATAACCCAGAAGACCCCCCACAGATCAGGATGTACCCTCCTCGAATGACAAACGAGGAGTGCAATTTCCCCTTATCGCTGTGCCTACTTAAGACTATCTAACATCAGCGTACCACCGCAGAGCTGCTGCGGGATTGCTCTCAATCAGATCCCGCCCGTACTTACTCGCCCGAGCTGTCTGCATGATCCTTGCGTGGCGCGGGCAGCAGTGTTTCTGTGCCCGATGGGAGGGTGTGAATCTCTTGCCACACCAACACACCCTCATCTTATTCTTTGGTGCCATAGCGTTCTACGCGGTCCGCCGTTCGCGTGCTTCATCGATTGCTTTGAGTGCAGCCCGCCCCTTCTGCTGAAAAGTTGCAGGAGTCGCAACTCCATACGCCCTTGTTCTCTGTGATTGTTCCGCCGCATTCACATGGGTACGCTTGCAGGATGTCTTCTGGGATGTCTTCTGGAGGCATCAGACCACATCCAGCTTCACGGTCGTCTTCGAGACCAGTTCCGCTGCGCCAGGCTCCGAGATCACGGACATGAACTCTTTCACCTCCGTCTTATTGAATCCAGACACATATTTCAATACCTCTGTACCCGTTCGCATGTGGCTGATTATGTCCGCCATAAGCAACCCTGGATTCACGATCTTCAAGCTCTGTGTTGTGCGGAACTTCAACGTTCCGGCAGGATATTGCAGGGTTTTCTTCTCGCCGTCCCATGCCTCGAGGATCTGTGCTTTGATGGTCTCGATGTCTCGGATTGTTCCATCAATGGCAGGATCGTAATATGCAAGATCGTCTGCCAATGCATATTCTGCCATTTCCAACCGTCCTTTCGCATACGCAACTGCTTCACGTAGTAAGATTACAGTGCCATCACTATCTCTTGCAGATTCTTCTTCCTTCTGGTTTGCCTGCAACTCTGCAAGCTGGCTTACAAAGTCTTCCATCATCGTCCGCTCACCTTCATCTTTCGTTTCGATTCATCTACAGTGATCCATAGCGTGCCATCCTCTGCCAGTCCGATGCTCAATCCGGAATCCACTCCCTTGACATAGACGTGGATTGTTCCGTCATGGTGCAGCCCGGCAGCAAGGGGGCTAGCCCCCTCTTGCTCCTCGTAATGTTCTGCGCAGAACGCATCACAGAACATCTTTCCATCTTTCCGATATGTGTTTTCGGGTCTCAAATCCGCCATGCAACTCGCGCATTGCACATCAGGAGGCGACAGTATCCCGAATCTGGAAGGAGCGTGAAGCACCTCCTTTATGTTTAGATATGTTGGCTGAGTCCCCGACCTATTCGCATACTCGGTTTGAATCATTCCGGTTGGAGTGACTGCAATCACCCGCATCAAATACAGTTCACTCTTCTCATCTGCATCATGCAATACGAGATCGCCAACCTGCCATTCAATCTCATTCGATTCGTAATTCATCCGATCATCTCCTCAAGTGTGGTGGCGTGTACGTTCCCGGAATATAGTATCTTGGATATGTGCCAGAGTACCATCGCTCCAGTTTCCCATCCCTAACCATGCCATCTGCTTCGTTTCCTGCATTGGGATGCCCTATTGCATCCACAAATGAACCACGCTCACACCCCGGATGTCGCCGGACATGCTCTATTATCTCCTTCTCGTGATTTGTTGCCATCTCAATCCCTCCGTTCTGGATGGAACTCTGCGCGTACGTCCTCCATCTCTTCTGGAGTTTCCACATCCGGGTCATACCCGCCCGCTCCTGCGAGCTGTATCAGGTCATCCTGGGCAGCTGATAGATACTTCGTTGCTTCTCTTGATCGCTCTTGTAACCTCTCGATAGTGCCCCGGAACTCTACTGTGATCACGGGAATCGTCTTCTTATACCGTTCGCCCTTTGGCGTGACTTCTTTCGTCCGGTATATAAGGGTCATCGGCATGAATGCGAGCCGTCCGCCCGCTCGCTTTGCAATCTCTGAGCACAATGCGAGACTCGCAAGTATCCCCTTAATGCTGTTCCATCCCGTCGTTCTGAACCGATACACCGTCCCAACACTGTTTTGCCCGTCCACCAGGACTGTAAGTATGCCGTGTGGCTTCACCTCCGGATCTTGTAGAAACCTGTGCTCCCCATTTGGGTCTTCAATGTAAGTCTTTGACCCATCCGGGTTTGTAACTGCCCAGTTCATACCATCCCCACGGATCTTTATCCCGCCAGCCCCATACTTTGCGTAGAACGTCGTGAAGCATTCGGTGATATCATCTGATAACAGCCGCACCGGTAGCTCTGTGCAGTTCTCGCCATATAGGTCTGTCATCTCCTCATTTACAAGGAAATCCCCGGTTTTGGGGTCTTTTTCCGGCAGGGTAAAGACGAAATGGTCAAAGGTTTCTGCACCTTTTCCAGAACTCCTTTTTTTTCCGATCCTGATTCCACCCGCCTCCGTAAGTTGTGGCGGACCCAGATTCCGTATCATCGGTGCGATGAACGTTGCCGAATCGATTTGCTTTCTGGTTGTGCCATCTGCTATCCCATCTGTTGCCTTCTGTGTCTCTGCGTAGTCCAGCAGTGCTTCTGCTGATGCGAATTCCTTACCGTCTGGTGCTGTCCATATCTTCGTTTTAGTGTCTTCTTCCGCCATCTTCGTATCCTCCTCTGCTTGTGTTTCAGTCGTATCCGGTTCGGGTACAACTGCTCTTTCTGGTATCACTATCGGCACGTCACTGTCGTCCCATACTGGTTTCTCAACTGTTGCGGATTCCGCAACTGTTGCCTCCTTCATGTTCGCTGGGTTTCGATCACAGTCCTTGATATGATCCCGGTGCCGCATTTTCACATCATCCAAGTCCATGCCCTCAATTCGTTCATCGCAATGTGGGCATGTCCTTGAATATATCTTCTCTTCAAGTCCTGGCGGTGTGACTGGCTCCCGCTTCGGTGGCTCTGCTGGGGTTGGTGCACCATCCTCTTCGCCATCCGGATCGCTTGTCAGCAGTGGCGGGTGCATATTCCCTTTCCTGCCCGTCCATCCTGCTGCCATCAGATCCCGGGCAATCTCGTATGTGATCGGCTTCTGCGGTGGCTTACTACGCTTCAGGAATGCTGCAGTATGTTTGCATCCGTCGTTGTCATGCGCGTGTTTCCACGCCGGGCAGCCACAAGCAATCTCCAGAACGTCATCTGTCTGCCGCAGCAGGAGTGGATATATATTCTCTCCATGCTGACAGATATGAGCGTTCTCACTTGCGCGCATCCAGATATAATCATCCGCTTCTTCCGCTGCCGTCTTGAGTGTCTTGAAATGCGTCACAACGTCCTTCACGCGAACGAATCGGGTTATCTCTGAGTCTATAGTCATATTATTGCCTCAATCACTCTCGATCCGCGGAGCAAGCATGAACTGAACCGCCACGCCATCGTGCGCATACTCAATTTCACATGGTCGATCGGTCAGGAGCTTGAATAGCACATTATCAGATGCTTTCATATCCACCGCGATGTCCTGGAGGATATCCGTCGAATACAGACACGATGCATCACTCTCGAAATGCTCACCATACAAATCAGTAGACAATGTAGCGGTGTACGTGTCTGTCTTTTTAAAATCGGTTTCAGCACTGACCGTCATTCCCTCATACGTCGCATGAATGAGGACCTGGTCACCATAATCTGCTGCTTCTGCAACGATGTCTTTGAACGTCTTTCCTGGCATCCTGAACAATGCTGTATGATTCGGCGTGTGTGGCTCAGTCCTTTTTCGGAGTCGTTCTGGGTCGAGCAAGCTCATTGATTTCTGATGGATTCCATGGGCAAATTGCCATACTTCATCATCCCCGCCGATGCTGATCATATCCTTCACGGTCACTCTTTTCAGGACTTTTTCAGCAAGTATGTCAAGATCGATTCCAATCCGCATATCGTCCGGATTATAGAAATCGAACGCCGCCCGTGGTAATGTTATCTGTACCATCAACGAGTTAGCTGGATTAACAAGTTTGCACGTCATCCCATCATCTTTGATCTCGAATATCGCCTCATCATCCAACCTACGCAGTACGGATATGGCGTGCTTCAGCTTACTTGCTTTGATTTGTGCTTCGAGTGTTTGTGTCATATCTCCACCTCGCTTATCTCGATCAGTCCCTCGTACGCTGCGAGTAGCTCAACCAAGTGCCGCCGCACCTCTTCTGCATACAAAGATGGTTTCACCGTTACACTAATGAATGCAGTTTCTTTGCTCTCATCAGATAGCGCATACATTCCTGTGCTGCGGTTGTATGTCAGATAGCTGTACTCAACCATCTTGGTCTTATAATCCTGCTTCTGCCGCGTGATGCTGAATTCCCTCAAGATTGTGTTCAGTCCTTCTTCAGTTACCCGTCCGCCGCAAGCCTCAACTTTTCTTGTGATCTGCGCCATCCGGGTGCTCATGCTGTCTTGTCTTAGTGTCATGTTCTCACTTATCCGCCTCGATGTTGTCTTCTGCTTCTCGGATCTCCAGAGGCGTCATGCTTGGCTCCGCTTTCTGGTGTGTCCAATGAGGATATTCCTATACTGAAATGCTCGCGCCGTCCCTGATATTCAATAGCGTGTTCGTGCGCGTGGCGGATCATCGATATGCTGATCTTAGCCTTGTTCATCGCATCGATCAAGAACTTGAGCACATTACCCTCATCAAAAAAGGACTCTTCCGAATCGGGGTCCTTCGGCACTTGATCCGCGAATGCCGCTGGATCAATCTTAATTACTCTGTGTTGTGTTGCCATCGTTCTACACCACCTCTGTTTCGATGTGTGTGATCTGAATGAGGCTCGCGCCATATTCATCCATCATCGCTGGCGTCAATTCTTTCCCGCGTGCGTCCGCTGGAAGATTTGGCAGGACGAGGAGGATAAATTCCGCTCCACTGTCGAGTATATCTGCGATCATCGGTACTGGTAGCGTGCCGATATACTTGTCGCCGGGAACTACAGTTCCGTCGAATTGATCCACGATCTGTCCATCAAATCCTTTCGATTTGATCCATTCCACTGCTCCAAGATGTCTGGAAATAATCCAGGTCAGTGATTCATTCTCTTTTCTGTCATACATGTTTTTTCACATCCTGTAAGTTTGCGCCATCTGCGCATCTTACAGTATATATGTTATACGTGATCGTATATAAAGGGTGCGGTGTGTTGTGTGCGATAACCGCATATAAGCCACGAATCACGAAAAGAAGCTATAAGAAAAGAGTAAAACAATTGGAGCTGCACAGAGCCCCTCTGTGAGACGCTACACGACCCCTGCACAATCACTCGCTGGACTCAACGATCTCCTCAGGAGCGGCTTCTTTGGAGTGCCGCCATACCTCGCAGGAACTGCCGCCACATTCATCCTTGCAATCCTTACACAGGTGGCATACGTCTATGTAGGTTAATCGGACCTTGGATTCATCGCTCATAACAATTAATCTCAATGCTGCGTTCGTCCGTCCGTCCCAGATCGGTCGTGATCTTGCAACTGACAATATAATGCGTTCCGACCGTCCCGCCGGAGAGCCACACGGTCACAACGCCATCGTGTTCATTATCCCGATCCTTCACAAGACCCGTTTCAACTGTGACCTCATAAGAGGCGATTAACTCCTCCGATTGCAACCAGAGCTTTGAGAACCAGTCGAACGCGTACTCAAGCACCGCGTTCGGGTCTTTTGTGAAGGATTTCTCGACCATCGTTATGGGGGTTAGGACGCCGCCGCCGATGCCGTCACAGTGACGTTCAGGGTGTCGTTGTCGTCGAGGGTCTTGTCACCTGCGGTAAATGCTCCGCCCCCATACAGGGTTCCGCCGGCACCACCGCGCTCGTTGTCTGTCGATATGAAGCATCCGCCGATTACGGTATTATTAGCGCTGATCGTGAATACCGCTTTGCTCGCTGTATTACTCACACTTTTGCCACTCACGGTTCCGGGAGTGAATGCCTGCCGTGTAGCCTCATCGTACGCGACTACCTCTACCCATCCTGTGTGGGATGCCATTGTATCGCCTGCCACAACTGTTGGAGTGCCGTCTGTAAGCCCCACATAATGAGCTGCGGTGTATGCGCTGCCCTTGAAATACTCTTCAAGGAGGTCGTCCAGTCCCTCGTCTACAACGAGATTCTTGATGGTGTCTCTCCATTTGAGCTTACCATGCTGGTCTCTGCACTCGACCTCGAATAGGTCTCCGAGTGCAATTTGTTCATGTATACTTGATTTAGTCATGTGATCACGCTCACTATTTTTTAAATGCAAAACATTTAAATGGGAGCGTAACCATGTAAGTTACAAGGTTACCATGAAAACTATAACATTTCACCTTGATGATGTAGATGTTGTCCGATTTAAGCGGATGAAAAAGGCAGCGGATATGACCTGGGATGACGTTCTCTTTGCGCAGTTGAAACAATGGGAGGAAAAGAATGGGATTCGCAGTTAAAACGCGTAATCTGTACGCGCTGGAGGGACTGCTTCATTTCAATGATGCGGGTGAATTCACGGAAATGACCGCCTCACTGACGCAAATTGAAGACGTGGACAAAGCAACATTCAAAAACGTTCTCGACCTCCCGGATACGCTTAAAACTGTGTTGCTTGATGGGGTTGCTGTAGGGGCTGGCGATGCGATCCAACTTACAAAGCTGGCGCCAAAGGTTGGCATATAGATAGCCATAAACAGGGAGGAAAACATACAGGTGCCCACAAACATGGAGGAAAAGAATGAAGAACGAGAACCAGATAATTATAGTTAGAAACGTTCTTGTAGAAGAGCATTATCATAATCCCGAAGAAGAAATCCGGAAAGTGAAATGCACGGTCGTTCGGCACATACCTGATGCTGTTATAGACGCAATGTTAGAGTTGTATGAAGACTGCGTAAGCAAGTCAGTTTATACACGTTTTTTGGCGAAGGATGATGAGATACGATTGAACCTTTCGGGTTTTGGTCACGATTAGCCGCTCGGAATTACAACCGTCCTGTCTTCGAAGCTGATCACAACCGTCCTGCCGTCTGGCGTGATGATCGTGATCCCCTTTGCGCTAATTGACTGAATCGCTGACAGATTGAGTCCGGCTTCTACCAGTAAACTTGCGACAGACGAGATTGCAAGCAGATGCGAGAATGATATTTCAGCTGCGTACCCTGCCGTCCTGCTTTGCGTAATGTCTTGAGATGCCGCTACTGCTGCGGCTGCCTCTGCATCTGCCTGTGAGGCTTCGCTGATAATGAGATTATGCAGCAGGGTAAGCTGTGTGAACACATTGGCACAAAAACTCTGCGATATTGCCTGTGACTGCGATAATATGATGCTTGCTGCTGCGACCGTAATTGCGCTCGTTGCAAGTCCCGTATGCGCTGATATTTCAGCCGATGCATCCTTTTCCGCTGCGCCCGATGGTGTGATTCCAAGCGTTTGGGATAGTGCTGTTGATTCTGATAATGTCTTGTATGCTGTCTGAACAAGTGATAATGCGGTTGCGATGGATAGGGTTGCATCCGCCGCTGATGTTGCGGATTGAGCAATTCCTTGGTGTGATGTGATTGGTATCGCTGCCTCTGCGGATGCCTGTGAGGCTTCAATTAGCGACAAGGATGATGCAATAGGGCAGGAGACTCCAAGCGATTTATACCTGGCGCAGATTGTCGCAAACGTAGCGCTAACTGCGGTTGATGCCTCGACATACGAGCTGGCTTCCGCTGCAATTCCCTGATATACCGCGAGTGCTGCTGCCGCCTGAGCGTCTGATACTCCCAATTGAGCGAGTATAAGCGACTTTGTGAGCGCTATATTTGCCTCTGCCGATGCCGCCGCTCCTTCACTGATGCCTTGAGACACCGCCACTGCTTGCGTATCTGCGATGCCGCTTTCAACAATCTTCTGATGCGCTGCTAATGCCGCGGCTGCTTCCGCGGATACAATTCCGCTTTCGAGAATCTCCTGATAGGCTGCAATAAGCGTGCTCGATTCAGCTGATGCTGCCCCGCCGTCTGCGATTCCTGATGCGTGCGTCAATGTGGATGCGGCTTCGTATGCTGCTGTCCGGCTTTGGGCGATTCCATGATACGCGGAGAGTGTCAACGAAACGCTGTAAGCAGTGTACTCTACTGCCACCGAATTGAACTTCGCCGCATTGAACTTCGCCGCATTAAACATCTGTCGGTCCTCACATCACTTTCGCTTTGCCGATCATCGTAGCCTCGACAGCACAAACTCCTGCGCCGATCCATGCCCGTCAATGATTGCGTTCTCCAGATCAATGCCTTTCGGATACTTGCCGGATTTGCGTGTCTCACCATCCCAGAACGTCTTCGACTTGCCCTTTTTCGTGCTGATCATTGCAAGCAGGTAGTTCTCCTGATCTTGCAGGAGTTGTTTGCCTCGTGACTGTATTTGGATGTCAGCCCGTAATTTCGGGTCGAGTCCGAGTGTTATGGCAATATCGTCAATTTCGGGATCGGCGATGTCAATGTTTTCGAGATTGCTGTCAGGATGCTTCGACTGAATTGTAGTTTTGGCTTGTTCATCTGTCTGCTCGATAATCGTTGTATCTGCGAGGATCGTGGCGATTTGTGCTGGTGTGCCCGATACTCTGCATAAGCATTTACCGTTTGGCAGTTCCATCATTGATGCAGGGGCATATTGGTTTGCAAGGTATATGCGTATTGGATCTTCAAATGATCCCTTTCCAATAATTTCAGTTCGTATAAATACTTTCATTTTAATACACCTTCAAATTATCAAAATCCATTCGTCCTGCATTGTATGTTCCAACAAAGCCCAAAACGGTACTCGATGTGTATGTTGTATCCGGACCCCCCGTTCCTTTTGATGCACCATCTACAAACAGTTCAAAATTCCCACTGCCATCCCGAGTTACTTTTGCCGTATGGGGATTTGCATCATTTGACCATGTAGAATTGATGAGTGTAGATGCTTCCCCACCACCATCCTTTCTGCATAAGGCTATAACATTTGAATTATGACTAATCCGAACGTAATACCCATTTTGATAATCAGTACCGAAAATAAAAATTGGCGTTGTGACACCCACAGTGTCAATACGTGTAAATCCTATTTCCCATGTCCCAGTAACGAATGACGATGATGCAAGCAAGCGATTTGCTACTGCTGTACGTACCATGTGAAGAAGTCCACCAGAAACCGTAAAGTCCGATCCAGTTTGTGTCCATTCTGGTCGGAACAAATCCTTCTGTGCAAACGAGTTCGTGAATCCAGTCGATGTCGTTCCTGCACCATCTCTGCCTGTCAGTTTGTCATCATTCCAGTCATCGAGCATTTCATAGATGTTCGCAGCAGATGTCAGGTCTCGGTTCGCTTTCGTGATCTCTGATAGGATTTGCTGTGCATTGTCGTCTGTGATGTTTGCATGGATGATGATCGCATTGATATTTGCGATTGAAAGCCCCGCCTCACGAAAGACCAATGCTTTATTTGCAGGAGTAAAACCAGCTTCATTACAAACCAATGCTACATATGCGGATTTGATCGCATCGTTGAACATACTCGCCTTTTCGCCTGCTGTAGCGAATGATCCATTTGAATCCGCCGCTGCCAGTGCTGCACCTCTATCCATCCTGATTCCTCGTAAGTAGGTCATCAGATGATCCTCCAATTTGCATTATCTGACTGCACTGTATATGAATCATGTTGACCGGATATGACAACGGTCGCCGCTAAATCGATTGTTTCTGCACCATTCGGATCGATTGTCGCAGCATTTGCCGATGAATCTGTTTTTTTAATGTTGTATTTCTTGCCGGAAATTCCCACTGCAGTTGGTAGATTAATCGTAATCGCTCCGGCGGTGGCATTACATAATACGGTATCATCGCTTGATGTTGCAGTGTAAGGAGAATCCCCCGCCACTTTTGTTACGACTGTATCATCTTCGGCTCCTCCGATCACTGCCGTCCCGTCTGCTTTCGTATACGAAACGCATTGAACCGTGTTCGCTCCTGTGCTGAAGAACTCTGCCACATCCCCCACACTCGTTGTGATGTTCGCCTCTCCAGGGAGATCGAGGTTCGTGGCATGGTGGGTCATCGTCAGAATCGCTTTGAATTCCAGGATGAAATGGCGATTTGCAGCAACAGTCATCGCAGCGAAATTGTTTGTTCCAGTGACGCCGAAATAATCCCCATCTGTGTCGATGACCAGCGGGCTTGCGGATGCTATGTCGCCGCCTTTTGCCATTCCGATGAAATGTGCGTTTGGATCGAGATCGCCACCGAGTTGTGGGGTTGTGTCCTCAACGACCTCAGCGATCAGTTCATCAATGATGCCTGCTGTGATCAGCATCGCCACCCGTGTGCCGAGTGCGTGCGCCACATCTGCCGTGCCTTCCTCTCCCCTGATGATTGTAAGAGCATCAGTGGTTCTGGCAGTGCAGGTTGTGACTTCCATGTCCGGATCATCCCCGGGATCAGGGTAAGTCGCTTCATCGCTCAATGTGAGGCGGAATGGGAATGTCGAGGGGAAATTTACGCCCTCACCTGCTGGTACATTGAGAGTGGTTGCTGCCTGTGCAAGCGGATTATCCGCGACGGTGCTTTCTGCGTTGTTTTTTACTACGAAACTCATATTATCATCTTCCAAGTAATTTCAGTATCTCATGAGCAGCCAGCGACATCGCTGCAAGGATGGGGACAAACCACTGCTCGATGTGCTTGATGCGCTTGTCATGTTGTTTGAATGTCGCATCTCCCTTCTCAAGAGTCTCCCGGACCCATTTCATGTCCGTGTGCGTCTCAACGATCTTGTCCCTGAGTTCTGGGTCGATCTCTGCCATGCTTATCTCCCGTCGTCGATATGATGTGCCTGTAATTCATCCACCAGATCACATATCTCTTGCATTCTTTCCCGCCGCGCGTCGTTGCGGCTGGTCTTGTTTCGCATCTCGAGCGCGAGTTTCTTGATCTGGCGGATG